CTCTTCCTCGCCGGGCACCTGCACGGTGTGCGTCATCGGCTCAATGGGATTGCCTTGATCGTCTAGAACTTCAAACTCGACCGTCTTGTTCTCACTCGGAACCATTATCTCTCCCGAAAGAAAGGTTGGTTGGGATAGAGGGAGTTGAACCCCCGGTTTCCTGATCCCAAATCAGGCGCCATACCGCTTGGCTATATCCCAACAATCTCGTTACTGAAACAGCACCCGATACTTAGTTGCCAACATGCTAGAGTCGATGACCACGCAACGGTCTGGGAACTGAACGGTGCCCTTTTTGCCAAGCGAACACATTCCGTCCCAATCTTCGTTGACTCCCGTGACCGTGATATGCCACTTTTCATCGTCTCGCCGCCAAGGGTGCTTCACCAACTTGACCGCTTCCACTCGTCCGATACGCAACCGCGCACTATCGCAAACCTGTGTTGCATAGACGATGAAACTGCCTACTGTGATTTCCCGGTCCAGCTTGTCGTAGCACTTGTCGCTCATAACGTAAGAAAGATTCTAACAGAGTCACCAAGAGATGTCAAGCACTATTTTACTTGACCATTGATTTTGGCAACTCGTCATTCTCCAACGTCTTCTTGAATCCAATGCCACCGGCAGTATGGTAAGCCACCACACCTTCCGGACGCATGAAGCCCGGAGACGCAAAAGAGCCGCGTTCCCGTAGCAAGTCAAGCGCCTGCTCGACTGCTTCCGTCGTGAAGAGGCCGCGATACAGCACCGGCACAACATGGCAGCAGTCCGGAACGAACTGTTGCTTTGGACCAAGAGAAACAGTGGCGTCTTCCTCTGGCGTGAGATAGGCTTCGCGCTTCACCCAACGGACCGCGTTGAACAGGGAGAATCGCTTCTCCTGCATTCCGTAGTTGCGCTGAATGCCCTGACCCCACCACTCGCCGAAGTGCCGTCCCTCACCAAGCTGGAACAGTTCCTCAGCGTTGTGCTTCACCCACTTGGCGAAGCCGTGGTTGTCCTGCTCCGGGGTAATCCAACGGGTGCGAGAGCCCGCGAACATCTGCAAGCTTCCGTACGTGCCCTCGTCCTTGTAGGCAATGTGCCCGGGTAGAGGACCATCGAGCGAACGGAAGATGTAGACCTGAGCATTGGTCCCATCAATTTTTTCAGTGACCACGCACTCGCGGGACAACCGCGCCATCTTTGGGAACTCTTGGAACTCCATGACTATTCCTCACGCATCTGAATCCAGAAGCCACCATAATATCCGTTGTGCTGGTTGTGGTTCGCAATCTGGAACTTCCCACGGTCGGTGTAGATGTTCAAGAACTGCTGCTCATGAACGTCTCCCCATTCGCCGTCTTCAACTTCCGGACCATCTGCCAAGTCCGCGTCAACGAACGTCGCGCCGATGTAGTACGGCAAGTCATCGTCGCACGTCATGTAACGATGCTCACAGCAGGACTGTCCGCCGTCGTGGAACGTGAGCTTCTTTCCGTTGGCGAACGTCAACGTCAAGTCCACGTCATCCACGTTGATGACCGTAATGACCTGACCGACATACTGCTTTAGGTCCACGTTCCCGCGGTCACCGAACAACGCCTGAATCATGACTCCGAATCCCGGCTGCGACATACATGCTCCTTTGAAACGAGAGGGAGAGGGTCACGGATCGTAGCGAAAAGCTCCCCGGTTGCCCTCTGACGCTATCCCTCACAGCGGCCTATGGATTATCAGTCCCTTTAGGCGTCAGGCTTTGATTGTGCGTTGCCACGCGCACTTCTTCGTCGGGGGTCGCATCCCCTTGACTAGCTACTGACAAGTAGCACGTTGGCGGAGAGTGCAGGACTTGAACCTGCAAGCCCTTTCGGACGGTGCTTTAGCAAAGCACTAGCTTACCAGTTAGCTGTAACTCTCCATTAGCTCCACAACTTCGCCGGGTTGATGAACTCGGTGCAATGCACACTCGACGTTGCTATCTTTGCAGCTTCCACACGCACAGAAAACGCACTGGCGTAATGCTCTGCAACGGCGACCGGGACATAAAGTATCATCTCGTAGACAGGAACGTAGACTGCCCAACCGTCTATTCTGTTCCTGTCAATGGGAACTTTCTTCCCGTTGACAACCGTGTGCAACGGAATGAAAACGACTCCGTTCTTCGCTGCTCGATACTTGACTTGCAGACGCTTAACCATCCCTTGCTCGTTGATAACAACCAAGTCAGCGGCGCTGAAGTCCTGCGCGGGAAGGAACACTTCGTATCCCAACTCCGCCAGATGCGCAACCGTGCGAGTCAACCCAACGAACCCCTTTTGGTTCACATTCATGGAACACCTCAGGGTTATTTAGGAAAACTCACTAGTTGACGCAACCTAGAAATTCTTGTCAACAAAGTGCGGACAGCGGGTCACGGCCAGCGCTACGTCGTTCCCTGCACAGACATTGTAAAGCCCCTGTGCAATCGGGCAGTTGTTCAACTGCCCCGGCTTGAGACGCACGCAAGACATGCACAGGCAGTGCGTCGGACGAAGCTCTTCCAGCTTCTTGCTCACCTGCACCTGACGCCAGTAGACCTTCTCTTTCCGGACATTCTCAACTTCGACCATACTATCCTCTGTTTGGGGTGGATAACGGGAGTCGCACCCGTGTCTCAGGAACCACAATCCTACGTCCTACTGTTAAACGATACCCACCATAAATACTGACTATGAAGACATTCCACCAGTTCCGCGAAGAGTTCTACAAAGGTGAACGCGGCCGGTTCGATTACGTCGAAATCTACAAGAACCCCACGAAGTCTGAGATGAAAGAGATCAACCCGCGCTCCGGTCACGAACTGGGCGCCATTGTCTCTGGAAAGAACCTCTACGTGTGGGACCGCGATAAAGCGGAACACGCCGACGTTCGTTCTCTCATCCCCCGTGTCAGTTCAACTTGGCTTCCTCTTTACTTGGTGTACGACTTCAGCACGAACGTTCTTCGCATCTCCGTTTCGACCTACAGCATGGAGAAGACCGGGCGTTTCTCATGGGACGAGGACAAGGTCATTCAGTTCTGCCGCACCCTTCCTGCATTCAAAATCTTCTCTAAGGTAAGGAACGACGAGTACTAGCATGAAAACCTTCAAACAGTTCGTTCAGTCCATCCGCGAAGAATTCTGGAAGGGTGACAGGGGTCGTTACGGCAACTACGTCGAAATCTACAAGAACCCCACCTCTTCAGAGATGAAGGAAGTCAGCCACGGAGACGCCCATCAGCAGATCGGCGGCATTCTCAGTGGTCGAACCCTCTTCGTTTGGGATCGGAACGCAGGCGAACACGCTGACGTGAAGTACCTCGTGCCTCGCGTTTCCAAAGACTGGTATCCTCTCTATCTCTACTACAACCACAAGGACAAGTCGGTCCGCGTGAGCGTGTCATCCTTCAGCATGTACGGCTCTGGTCGTCCCACTTACAACGAGAAGCAGATTGTTGACTACTGCCGCAAGCATCCTGCGTTCAAGATTTTCTCAAAGGTCGAGTTGTACTAACGTCCCTTTGCGAACAAGTATGACGAACCACCTTGGAACTGGTGGAACGGTATAGGTGCAAACACCGGACGTGTATTCGTCAAGCCCCCGAACTGCCGCAGGAAAAAGTCCACGTTGTTGTAGCCGAACACGTACGCTTGGAAAATCACGAACCAGTCTGAGCCTTTCAGCGCCTCGCAAATTTCCGGACGGTTTCCGGGCGGCACTTCGCTCAGCGACCACGTAGCGATCACCAGCGTGTTCGGCTTCCACTGCGGCACGTCGGATGTGAACTCCACATCCAGCCCTTCCAGATACGCCCGCGACAACTTCAGCGACGATGGCAAGTCGAAAATCGTGTAGCTGCCCGTGTATTCGATGTCTCGGCAGTAACGCGCAAGGTCGCCCAGCCCGCCACCAATCTCCACAACATGGTCGTAGCTGCGCAAGTCACGTCCGGAGAACTGCTCCGCCTTCATGATGTGATGTGCGCACTTCAACGACCACGGTGACACATACACAATCGCGTTGTCTATCAACGACCGCGGATATACGGGGACAACAATTTGGTCCCACGATCCATCCGCATGCCCGCGCCGCGGTTCTGTCAAACCCTTGTAGAGACGCCACCGCTCATCTTCAGAGATGACATGACTGTAATGTTCCAGAAGCTCTGTCAAGTAGTTGACTTCGATTGCTCCGCACCACGGATACCAAAACAGAATCCGATGAACGAGCCACCACAGCTTCAGCTTGTCTTTGTAGAAAGGAAGCTGCTCGTCAATGACTTTGGAGACCTCGGGCCAAAACGCGGGGTCTTGATCGGAAGGCAACGAGCGAGGACCGTGGTCATCGTAAATCTCAAGTTCCATGATGTCTCCAAAGCGCCGCCAGTTCTCCGTCGAAGCAGATAGGCCCTTAGATTAAACGCCGGACATGACCCCGTCGCTTTTCAGTTGCACCCTACCACGCTCGGTTCGTAATCGAACGTCCGCAAGTCACGAAAGAACCAGCTACTAAACGAAACCCGGCGTCCTATACAACATTAGACGAACGCGGCATGGAGCCGCGTGCAGGCTGCATCCTCTGCATTTCCGGGCAGCAGTTTGTGAGCGTCCTGCCTGACTTAGACGACCTGCGCCGCAGGGCGGGATTTGAACCCGCATTTCTCACAGTTTGGTCGGACAGGAGAGGGTCGAACTCTCACGGAGTGATTAGCCCCACAAGGCTCTCAACCTTGCGCGTGCTGCCAGTTTCGCCACTGTCCGAAAAGTTGGCGGAGAGTGAGGGAGTTGAACCCCCAGCCGTTTCACCGGTGACAGTTTTCAAGACTGTGCGCCCTAGCCGATAGGCCGACTCTCCGCAAACTGATTAAAACAGACGCAACGCTGTACCGTGGTCTGCGATGTAGTCCGCCTCGACCGGGAACTTGTCCCAAATCTCCTGCTCAACAAGGTAGTCCTCGCCATCGACGTAACCAGACGCCTGAAGCGCGGTCACTGCGCGGTACAGAGCAATCGAGCGTCCCACCAGCTTCTTGAACTGGTCCTTCTTGTAGCACAGCGCAACGCCCTGTGCGAGAGGCTTGTACGTGCGCGGCGTCTTGGAATCCGGGTCGCTCGTCAAGAACTCACCTTCCACGACTTCCGAAATCTCGCACAGCGTCAAGCGACGGTCGAGCGACAGCGCAAGGTTGTCGACCAACTGGCGCAGTCCACCCGGAGTCGGCCCGACCCCGAGCCAGGCAGCCGTCCGGTCCGACCGGTTGTCGACCAACTGGCGCAGTCCACCCGGAGTCGGCTCCTGTAGCTGCAAGCCATTGTGAGATGCATGAACGAACTGAACGCGAAGTGCCTTACCGTTGCTGAGCTTGACCAACATTGTGATTCTCCCTACGCACTCAAAGTGCGCATGATGTGATATATGCGTGTTTTGCACTTACCCAATGCAGATCGGATACGCATCCCCCGACAATGGTGGACTGCCTTGGAATCGAACCAAGTTCTGAGGCTCTTCAGACCCCCGCAATGACCACACTTGCTCACAGTCCGAACTTATTACTTCTTCCCGTGGTAGCAGCGGCCTTTGGAGGTGCATGCTCCGGTGCGGGTGTGTCCTACTTTCCCTTTGATTTGGGATTTGTTGACGGTATCGAATTTGACGGCGAGTTTCTTGGTCTTTGCCATACGTGTGTAGCTCCTTTAACTACACATGCATGGCAGACCTCCCTGAGACATGTTCGCAACTCCTGAAATTGGCTCCGGCGAGAGGACTTGCACCCCTACCGCGTAAGTTAACAGCTTACTGCTCCACTATTTGAGCTACACCGGAATGAACTTGTTACTTCCCGAATGCTGCAACGAGCAGCAGGATAAGCAGACCAACCGCAATGACAGCGAGGGACAACCCCACGCTAATCCAGATGGGCGCGAAGACCCACCACCATGACCAGTCAATCTTCCCCGACAGCTTGAAGATGACGAACACGATGGTCAGCAGTCCAACGAAACCCGGTCCGATCTGCACAGTCGCGGTCTTGTTCTCACTCATTGCATGCTCCTGAAAAATTGGTCCGCCCCGAACGACTTGCACGTTCTACCTCCCCGTTATCAGCGGGGTGCTCTGCTACGTGAGCTAGGGGCGGATGGTACCGGATGAGAGGATCGAACTCTCTTCTGCTGCCTGAAAAACAGCGGACCTACCAATAATCGAATCCGGCACGAAAAGTTGCCCCGTGTTTTCATTTCGCCCGGGGCGTGCGCGGTGACTTTAACGTTTTCCCCTAACGAATGGACAGGGTGGACTCGAACCACCGACCCGAGGCTCTCCCAACTGAGCTACTATCCATGTTGGTCTTCCCGGCTGGAATTGAACCAGCTACTCTGCGTTCGTAGCGCAGCGGTTTGGTCCGGTAGCCTACGGGAAGAAACTACACTTGCTGCTTCAACCGCTGTCGAACTTCCTCGATTGCTAACGGACGAAAGCCCGTCATTTCCACCGAGACGTTCAAATAGCGCGGACCGAAGTGCCACGGCGGAACGTTTGCATGAACGTGACCATGAACGTTCCCCAACCAAATCGGCTTGATGCTCTCCGGATGCAGCGGCACGTGACTCAGAATCATGTCATCGAACACGCGCACACCGTAGATATCATCAAAATACTCCAGATAGCACTTGGTCGGGAAAATATCGTGATTCCCCCGCACCAGTCGGAGATGTCCGGCAAGACGCGCCAGCAACGCAAGGTCCTTCTTCCGCATGGCCACATCACCGAGGATGTACGCCTTGTCTTGCGGGCGCACCACTGCGTTCCAGTTCTGAATCATCGTCTCGTCTGCTTCCTCGACGCTTGCAAACGGACGCTGACGCGAAACGCCATCGTAACTCAGCCACTCAAGCGAACCCGGGTGACTGAAATGCAAATCAGAAACAACAAAGATGTTCGCCATGATTAGAACAGCGCGGGCATGCAGAGCATGAAACGATAGATGACGTAGAACCAACCGAGCATGATGTGAAACAGGAGCATCAGCAAGGAGTGATACGACACCCACGAGAAAATGCCAGCGACAGCCGCCCCTAGACCCCAAATCGTGACGAATCGCATAGTTTCATGGTGGACCCGGAGAGAATCGAACTCTCATGACTACGGTGCAAACGTAGCATAATCCCGTTATATGACGGGCCCAAAATGGACGGGAAATAAGAGGTCCGTAATCAAGCGGTCCGGTAAGGCGGACGAACAACGGGCACCCGTCCATGCACGATGACGCACGTTCCTACTATCCGACTGACACTGGACGCTCACCTCTATTGTTGCGCGTCCCCTGTCGCGACATTTTCATGTCCGACATCGTTAGTAAGTATAGCACCCACCATTTCATTTGTCAACAACTATTTTAGTGGTAATTTTTGGTGGGAAGCGAAAGGAAAGCGAAAGGCTACCAAATCACCGGGAATGCTGGTATTTAGCAATCCAATACGCATCAGCCAAATCAGATAGCGGGCTTTTCGCAGGAATATTGTCTTTGGTGCGCGGGAAAAACTCAGCAACCCATTCGCGGGCAGCAGGATACGCCTCCACGAACGCGGCCGTCATCTTGTTTTTGTCGGCGTTCCCCTTCCCGGTTGCAAACTTTTTGATGACGGTTGGGGGATACACCGTAACATCCAGCCCCTTCGTCCACAACAGATGCTTCATCACGCCCGTGTTCTCTCCGATGTGGAATACGCGGCCTGTTGCTGCGAAAGCGTAGTCTTCCAACCCTACGGATGCTGTGTTGTAAAGCTTCACCCACTTATACAACTCGCGGGCGAGGAAATCTGCACGTTCAATAATACTATGCGTCTCAGGAACCTTGATCGCTGTGACGCACGGGATCATCGGACACTTTGTTGTATGAGCGTACCAGAACAATGCTGATGTGTTTGACACCACGCACGCTGCGGGGCATAGCATGCTATAGTCAATCCCAATGGCGACATTCATAATCGCCTACTTAGTCTTCGTAATCGTCGTCGTCTGCAAACTCTGCGTCCTCGTCAAACACCCCGAAGTCCTCTTCCGGGTCGAGGTCGTCATACGGAAGCAATGAAGGCTCACCGCAGAATGGGCAGAACTGAATCTGTTCGTTGCTCTCAGAAGTGATGGAATAGCTAGCATCACAAGTCGGACACACGATTGCGATTGTTTTCTTCGCCATGAAGGAATCCTTATTAGGGTCGCCGTGCAGCGACGAGTTTGCAAACTTGAATATAGTAGTCCTGCGGAAACGCACTCTTCATTCTATTCACATCCTTATGCACCCACTGGACATTACTTTCTATGTAGCCTTTGGATGAGTCGATACGGTCGAGTGATGCTGTGCGTCCATCTGCGTTCTTCTCCCCGAAGCCGATGGACATTCCAGTGAGGGCACACTTTCGTTCTTGCTGTAGAAACAGATCCCACGCATATTCAATAGTCAAGTCGAAGGGGATGACGCGGCCGCCACGCTTTCCGGCGGCTCTACTCAAAATGCAATACCAAGTGTTCCCGCTTATCTCTCCGTAGCCGGACCAGTTGGGGTTACGGACCCCCCTTCGGTTTTTTCCCACGCATCCACAACTCATCACTGCGCCCCGGCGCAGAGCTTGACTTGTCGGCGTGCTGGTGTTCCCACAGTCGCACTGGCATATCCACTTGGTTGGCCACACATCTGCTACACGGGACACCACAACTAACTGCCCGAAACGCTTGCCGGTAAGGTCTATTAGACGAGTCCGCTTCATGTATCACCTCGTTCCTATAGACCTATATAGCTGCCTAATACAACTCACAAACGCCGGCACTACAGTTTAGTTCTTGGTTGCCGGTGGTATGGTCCATTCGCTCATACTCCTGCAACATCGACCAATCAATGTTCGTGGGCATCTTGCTCACCCACGCATCATACTCTTCCCGACCTATTTCCTGATAGGGCGCCTGCTGGTACACATGGTCGGTCATCGGCAGGAACGAGATGCCGCTGATTTCCTCATAATGCTGATAGACCCAGTTCCCCACTTCCAACCAAGCATGTTCCGGAACTGAAATCGTCACGCTGGGCTTGTGTTCACAGTATTCGTTCTGATACGTGCGCCACAGTTCCATATGGTCAATCGGAGACAAAGATGCCTTCGTAACTGCGCCGGCGGGGCTCTTCTGAGGGAAGCTAAACACCCACGTATTCTGCGGGTGCTGCAACTCATCCTCATGTGGAAAGCCCATGTCGACCATCAGCTTACCCATTGGGTCTTTCTTGTCCATACGCACGGTGCGAATGTAGTATTCGCTGTACCGTGGATGAATCCCGCTGGCCGCGTCCACTAGCTGCGACACAGTTCCCGACGGCTTGACGCACGTAATGGAGACAGACGGGTTGATGCCGAACTTCTTCGCCCACGTTTCGTTGGTCGTCCAGGCTGTCTCTCGCAACACGTTCAACAAGACAACGAGCGACCGGTCGTTCGTGCAGGTGATGGGGTTGTCAAAGATGCCCGTCAAGCTCACACCCAGCAAACGCTCTTCAATGATGTTCTTCTTCCACGCAGCCGGGAGATAGTTGAAGTTGTGGAGTGTGCTTTGCATCGTGCCGAGAATCGTCGCAAGCTCAATCTTCTCCTGCAACGTCTCTACCGTGTCGTACGGTCGCACAACCACTTCCGTCAGATTGCACACTTCGCGGTTACGCAGAATAATCTCAGAGCAGGGATTCGTGCCGAACTCCTGATTCGCATCCCGCCGACCTGTCTTGATAGCCTGATTGCGGGCCGCAAGACGCGAGAAAATACCACGCTCTCCGGAACGCGACTCGTACAGCGCCAACCATTCCTTCATGAACAGTCCAATGGGTGGCTGGTCCGTCGCGACGTATGAAATGTTCGCAAGTGCCCGCTGTGGATGCTCTTCCCACCAGCGCCCGGACTTCGCCATACGCATAAGGTCGTCATTCAAGTCACTGAGACAAATCAGTGCGGAACGACGGACACCTCCGACAACAACGATGTCCGCGATTTTGCAAACGAGGTCATGACAATCCAATGTGGAGAGCTTGCGACCCGCGTTATTCTGAAACAGCTTCACGCAATACTGGAAGAGCCTATCCAGCGGCTCCGGACCACTCGCCCGGCCGCCAAATGTCTTGAGCGGCGCTCCTGCGGGGCGCACCTTGCTCAAGTCCCATGACGGAATCTGACCCGCCCATAGCAGTGCTAGCAGTTCGCGAGTCGCTTTTGCCCAGCCGAGCTTACTGTCCGGCACAGCAACAACCGTATCACTCTTGAAGAAGTTCTCTGCGATAACGGGAAGCTTCTGTACATACTTCGACTCAACACTATAGCCAACACCCGTGCCATTCATGAGAATGTACAGTATTTCGTCAAACGCAGTCGGACGGTCAATCGCGAGATACGAGCAGTTGAACCCCGCCATGTTCTCCCGTTCCAATGCTGGTCCGGCCGCCATCAACGCACGCATGGACGGCATGATTTCCCGGCGCAGAACTGCTTGCTCCAGTCGCTTGCGTGTCTCGCGAGGGACATTCACTCCGCACTCCTGCTTGATATGAACATCAAAGTAGTTGAAGTATCGCGTGACGGTCTCTTTCCAAGTTTCTCGGCGTCCCTCGTCTGGAAGCCATCGGGCGTAACGCGAAAGATGAATGAACTGACTGTAGAGGGACATATCGGGAAGAGGGTCAGAGACCATAGAAACAACTCCGTTCCAAAGAAAGGATTCTGTCATAGAAATGTATGTATCAGTATCGAGGCCGGTCAGCCTTCGTAGACGATATCCAGTTCAAACGGCTCCACCCCAAAATGTTCGATGAGCTTCGCTTCTGAATATTCAAACAGGGGCACAGGAATGCTGTCGAAGATCATTGGCAGCTTCGTTTGGAAGTAGCGTAGCAATGGAATCGCAAGTTGGCGAATCTGTGGATGAGCGTTCGCCGGCGTCCGAAGCTTGAAGAAGTTGTACCAACTGCGCAGGTTCATTGTCGCAGTGAACTCCGTCTTGAGGAAGTTCGGCAGCCAGCCGCGCGCCTGCTGAGGCGCCCAATCCAAGTCCTTCGTCCACCACTTGTATTGATTGTCAACGAACTGGAGTCCGTTCAAGAATTCCATCATGTCGCCCGCATGAATCCACGGCGGCAGGATGAACGTCACACCCTTGCCAGAGTAGTCGCAGTAGCGCGTGGACTCCTGCAAGTAGCTTGCGATACGATGACGCACGAACTCGTGGCTCACGCCACGATCCGTAATGAACGTCACGCTGACGCTCCGATGCTCAATGATGCCTTCGTGCTTGCGCGTGTTGAAGATGCGCCGGACAAACTCTTCGTATGAAGTGTCCGTCATCTTCCCTTCCGACTGATAGCACTTGCGCGTGAAGTATTCGATCTTGCGTGCCATCTGCACGCCGTCAATATCGTCCTCAACAACTACCAAAGGCTTGACGATTCGCATTCACTCACTCGTTTCTTTGCTGCTTCAAAATAAACAGGGTTCAATTCGATACCGATACACTTTCGTTTCGCATTAAGGCAAGCAATTGCGGTCGTTCCGGAACCCAAACAGTTGTCCAGCACCACATCACCTTCCTGCGAATATGTCCGAACTAGATATTCAAACAACGGAACGGGTTTCTGCGTGGGGTGCCGGCCGCGTTCACGGTTGAACGGCTGCACTGACGATGGATACCGCAACTCCGGACGTAGGTTTCCATCTTGTTTTAGCTGCTTTCCACCGTAGATTTCAGTGGACGTATCGTAATTGACCACGGTCTTGACACGTCGTTTTCCGCTCTCCGCACGCTCCTGCATCTGCGGAAAGTAACGAACCTTCCCGTTCCCGAACACCAACACACTTTCATGTTCCTTCATCGGCTGGTACTTGACCGTGCCGAAGTTGCTCCCTGCGTTTTTCTTCCAGATCCATTCATACTTGAACCACGCGGGATTGCTCATGACCAATGCACTGGTGAATGGCTGACTTGCCGTGAGGACAATCGCGCAGCCGTCCTTCACAATCCGCTTATACTGCGCCCACAGCGGGTCAAACGGTATCACCGCATCCCACGCACAACTGGTCGTTCCGTAGGGAAGATCGCACAGCACCATATCAACGGATTTGTTGGGTAGGGTCCGCATCACTTCCAAACAGTCTCCTTGCTTCAACACGACTTGGCTCGACATTCACCCTCGCTTCCACTTCACTAATTCAAGCTCCGCTTGGAGTCCCGTGAACGTGTGTTTCTGAATCAACGCACGGGTATCTAGACCGGCGCGTTCCATGTCGTTGATGTCCTTCTCAATTCCTCGCGGCCAGATTACGACCGATTCGTGTAGTCGTACAGCCGCAGAAAGGAGCCGGACGATTTCTTTATTGCGGGGTTCGTTGTCGAAGATGTAGACTCGTTCAGCAGTACGAGGCAGATATCCCAAGTCTTCGACCACACGAATCGACCCAAGCAAATCCGAAGAACAAGCAGCAATAGCATTCTCCACGAACAATGAATCAATTGGTCCTTCAACGACATGAATCTTCTTCTCCGGGTTCAACGCTTCCAGCCCGAACACCTTCAGCGGCTCATGACTCCAACGGAACGTGGTATAGATTTTCTGAGTGAGAGAACGAAGCTGGCAGCCGTACCACATTCCATCCGGCAACCGAAGCGGCAATACTAGATACGCTTCCCCGTCCTCGACCTTCTGTGCTTTCTCCCCCACCAATGGAGTCAGCCATGTGCGGGCGTGCTGGGTTGCGAACAGCCGGTGAAACTGCGACTTGGGGATCTGTCGCTGATTCGCATAGCTTACAACTGGCCACAATGCTCCACGAAGCACGGCGAGTTGGGACAGGGGGAACACATAGTTCCCTAACAGTTCGTCCACGGGCGCCGTCTTGGCCGCAGGATTTGAGGGGGTCTGGACCGTGTTTGCGGGTTGCTCGTCCCGAAACGTCTCCAACAGATACTCGTCGTACAGAGAACGGGAGAGA